TGAAGGTGAATGTGATGCGATGGCAACGTATGAATTGATGGGCAGTAAGTGGGCTGCAGTATCAATCAAGCGTGGTGCTGCAGGAGCAGAGCGTGACATCAAAGATAGTCTTGAGTTCTTAGAGAGCTTTGAAAATATTATCATTTGTTTTGACAAGGATAAGAGTGGTGCTGAAGCAGCTAAAAAAGTTGCTAGGTTATTCCAACCTAGTAAAGCTAAGATCATGACTCTACCTAATGGCTTTAAAGATGCTAACGATATGTTGGTAGCTAACAAACATAAGGATTTTATGGAAGCATGGTGGAGTGCTAAGACCTATACACCTAGTGGTGTTATAAATGTATCTGAAGAGAAGAAGAAGTTCTTTAATAGACCAGTTAAAGATAGCATACCTTACCCTTGGGAAGGATTGAATAAGAAACTATATGGTTTAAGACAAGGTGAGTTAGTCACGTTGACTGGTGGTACTGGACTAGGAAAGTCTTCAGTAACTAGAGAACTTGAGCATCATCTTATAAAGAATACTACAGATAATGTAGGAGTGATTGCATTAGAAGAAGATTGGAGAAGAACCATTGATGGTATTCTTTCAATAGAAGCTAATGCTAGATTGTATATAGATCAGGAACGAGAAAAGTTTTCCGAAGAAGAACTTGACAAATTCTTTGATCTACTATATGATGGCGATAATAAAAATAGAGTATGGGTTCATGCTCACTTTGGTACAAATGATATTGATGAGATATTTACTAAGCTAAGATTTATGATCATAGCATGTGGATGTAAATGGGTAGTGGTAGATCACTTACACATGTTAGTATCAGCAGTATCTGAAGGAGATGAACGTAGGGCTATTGATAATATAATGACTAGACTAAGAAGTATAGTTGAAGAGACTGGAGCAGGAGTAGTATTAGTCTCTCATCTACGTAGAGCAAGTGGTGATAAAGGGCATGAGAATGGAATCGAAGTTAGCCTTAGCCACCTTAGAGGTAGTCAGTCAATAGCCCAACTGAGTGATTGTGTGATAGCCTTGGAAAGGAATCAACAATCAGATGATATAAATGAATCTAATACAACTAGAGTTAGAGTACTTAAATCTAGATACACTGGTGATGTAGGTATGGCAACTCATTTATTATATGATAGAGAAACAGGCAGGTTGCAAGAGTTTGAAAAAGAATCTTATGAAGAAGATGATGCAGACTTCTCAGCCTTGGAGTTATAATATGGATTTAGTATTTGATATAGAAACAAACAGAGTAGGTGAAGATGATCTTGGTTTAGATACAGTCGACACCTTACATTGTATTGTTGCTCAAGATGTAAGCACCGAGGAGGTATTTAGTTTTCCTCCTTGGGAACTTGATAAAGGAGTCGAACTCTTACAAAATGCAAAAACTTTAATAGGGCATAATATTATAGGGTTCGACATTCCTATGTTGGAAAAGCTAACTAGTTTTAAACAAGGTGCTATAAAAGTTATAGATACTTTAGTAACATCAAGACTCTTCTACCCTATCAGGGAAGGTGGACATGGTTTAGAACGATGGGGATTTAAACTTGGTTATCCTAAGATAAACTTTGAAGACTATGATGAGTACTCAGAACAGATGTTAGAGTATTGTATCAGGGATGTAGAATTAAATACTAAAGTGTTCAAAGCTTTACAACAAGAAGGTAAAGGATTCTCTACGGAGAGTGTAGAACTTGAACATTCAGTAGCATTACCCTTGAGACAACAAGAGTGGGATGGTTTTAAATTCAATGTAAAGAAAGGAGAACTCCTACTCGCTGAACTCAGAGAGAAGATGCAGGCATCAGAGGATGAGGTACATAAAGTATTTACACCTAAGATGGTTGACGATAAACTTGTTACTCCTTATATAAAAAAAGATGGTGAGTTATCTAAACGAGGATTGACAGATGATGAGTATGAAAGATGTATACGTACACAGGATGTAAATCCTTTCATGCGTAAACGTCTACAAGAATTTAATCTTGGATCACGTAAACAGATTGGAGAATACTTACAAGAGTTTGGATGGAAACCTAAAAGGTTTACTCCTACTGGTCAGCCGATTGTAGATGAGAGTATCTTAATTAATATAACTAATATACCTGAAGCTAAACTTATCGGAGAGTATTTAACTTTACAAAAACGTATTGCTCAAATTGATTCTTGGATTAAAGCTTTACGTTCAGATGAACGAGTACATGGTTTTGTTATACCTAATGGTACGATTACTGGTCGTATGGCACATAACAAACCTAACTTAGCACAAGTACCTAGTTTAAAAAGCTTGTATGGTAAAGAGTGCAGAGAGTGTTGGACTGTCGAAGATGGTTACAACTTAGTAGGAATAGATGCAAGTGGATTAGAACTTAGACTACTTGCACATTATATGGATGATGAGGAGTACACAAATGAAATCATTAACGGAGACATACACACCGCTAACCAAAAAGCTGCAGGACTTGAATCAAGAGATCAGGCTAAAACATTCATCTATGCACTCATATACGGAGCAGGAGATGCAAAGCTTGGGAGTGTGGTTAAAGGAAATAGGGAAGATGGTAAACGACTTAGACAACATTTCTTTGATAGTAACCCATCATTTAAAGCTCTTAGAGATAAAGTATCAAGAGCAGCAAAAAAAGGATACCTCAAAGGATTAGATGGTAGGAAGATATTTATAAGAAGCGAACATGCTGCATTAAATAGTTTACTACAGGGAGGAGGTGCAGTCATAATGAAGAAAGGACTAGCACTATTTGATTCCCTTATAAAACTAAATACCTTTGATGCGAAGTTTGTAGCTAACATACATGACGAATGGCAGATGGAAGTACGTGAAGATTTATCTGACCATATTGGTACGTTAGCTGTAGATTGTATTAAGACTGCAGGAAATTATTATAACCTTCGCTGTCCTATGGATGGTGAATACAAAGTTGGGAGGGATTGGAGTGAAACACATTGAAGAAACAGAATATAATTGGAAGTATGATAGGACAAATTCTAAAGGAGAAACTATTCTAAGACATAATACAAATCAAACTATAGAACAAGTTATTAATTTTTTAGAAGATAAAGGAATTAAGTATGATATAAAAGAAGGGGCAAATATGTTGTGGATATATACACATGAGAAAAAGTTTTGCTACTACTTTACCACCGGAAGATGGGCTGCTTATGTTCATGGAAGATTCCCTAACAAACATTATAGATCAAAAGGAATAAAAGATTTTTACACAAGATTTTTACTTCCTGTAATTTTAAAAGAAAGAAAAATATTTAACTACGCAATTTTTTATAATGAATCAGTACAACAAGGAAATATATGAAACACATTAATGGACATAGTGATAATAGGAAAGGAGACTTAGCAGAATTTTATGCAGTAACTTGGCTTTGGGATAATGGTTATGAAGTATTTAAGAACTGTGGTTGTGATGGACCTGTTGATTTAATTGCAACTAAAGATGGAGAAACTACTATGGTTGATATAAAAACAAGATCAAAGGGTGGTTCTAATAGTTCTACAAAAAGATCAGATTTACAAAAAGAAATGAATGTACAAATATTACTTTATTTATCAGACACAAGAGAGTTAAGATTTGTAAATCATAAGGAATAATAATGACAGATAAAAAATTAGATACATTAGTTGAAGATATATATAATACTTTATCTGTACTAGGCGAGGGTGAGGCTCTTGATGTAAGTGAAGAAGTACTAGATGAGTTCGGTAACTCTATGAAAGAAGCACTACGTCATTGGGCTACACCTAAAGAAAGAGATAAAGAAACTCTTAGAATGTCTAACATAGGTAAACCTTTAAGGCAGCTTTGGTATGATATGAAATCAGAAGGAGAGGAAACACAGAAGCTTGATCCTCATCTCTTTATAAGATTTTTGTATGGTCATATCTTAGAAGAGGTCATGTTGTTCTTGGTAAAACTTTCTGGTCATGAAGTTTCTGATGAACAGAAACAAGTTAAGGTTAGTAATGTTCAAGGTCATATGGATTGTAAGATTGATGGTGAAGTTGTAGATATAAAGACCGCATCTAGTTTTGCATTCAGGAAGTTTGCGAATGGTACGTTAGCAGATGATGATCCTTTCGGATACCTTACACAACTATCAGGATATGAAGAAGCAGAGAAGACAAAAGCAGGTGGCTTCCTTGTAATGAATAAAGAGAGTGGTGAATTAACTTTACATAGACCTAACTTCTTTGATAAACCAAATGCAAAGAATAGAATAAGAGATGTAAAGAAAGCTTTGAAGCTTGACAATCCTCCTGAATTATGCTATACTACTATACCTGAAGGCAAAGCAGGAAACATGAAACTTCCTAGAGGTTGCACTTATTGTAGACATAAGAACGAATGTCACAAAGATGCGAATGATGGTCAAGGTTTAAGAGTCTTTAAATATTCTAAAGGTCTTATGTACTTAACCAAGGTAGTGAAAGAACCTAACGTACAGGAGATAACTAGATAATGAATGGTAAAAAATCAAAACGAATAAGACAACATGCTAAACTTATGTTGCTTGATTGGTTAAAAGAGATGGTTACTCCAGAAGAAGCTGAGGCTATAAATGTAAAGAACTTTAAGGATTACTTACCTAAAGAAGGACATGTGTTTGCAAATAGAAAGTTTTTATTGTCAGCATATAGTTTTAAATGGTTTGTAAAGAATATTAAAAATATAATTAAAAAGGAGAACAGGGATGTCGAATCAATTCGATTTGAAGAACTACTCAGAGATGGAAGAGAATGATATAATGAAAGAAGATTTAGCTACAATGATAATTGTATTAGGTAGTTTTCTATATGCAGGAGGTTCATTAGATGAAGTAGATCATTTTGTTTTAGATAGGATGGCAGAACTTATAGACAATCGTTTAGATGGTATACCTGAAGACGTGAGCATACATTAATGAGAGGATATAGAAAGCCTAGAAAGCCTAGACCTGTAGAGAAGGGTGTACCTAAAGGCTATGATTCTAATTGGGAATATAAATTACACACTGAACCTTTACAAGAGTGGTCGCATCATGGAGATAAAATTAAATATACAGTTGATCATACTTACGAGCCTGACTTTCGCAGGACAATAGAAGGTGTTGAATATTTACTTGAGGCTAAAGGTAGATTTTGGGATCATGCAGAGTATAGTAAATATATATGGATAAGAAAGAGTTTAAAAGAAGACCAAGAACTTATCTTTATATTTTCTCAACCACAAGCTGCTATGCCTGCAGCAAAGAAAAGAAAGGATGGTACTAAACGGAGTCATGCAGAGTGGGCTGAAGCTAATGACTTTACTTGGTACTCAGAATATAACTTACCTAAAGAATGGATAACAGAATATGGAATATAAATTTGACGAACATATAAATTTAAATGGTGTGAAACAATATATTGATAGCACTTATACACAGCACTATGCTCATTCAAAGTATCAAGCAACAGATATGATTATTGATGCAGGACATGGTGAAGGATTTTGTGTAGGTAACATCATGAAGTATGCAATGAGGTATGGTAAAAAAGATGGTAAGTCTGATAAAGACCTACTTAAAATTATACACTATGCACTAATAGCACTACATTTAAATGACAAGGAGAAAGAGTAATGGTTGAAGACAAGGTAGGTAAGAAACCTTACTTAGGAATAGTTATAGACTACGACAAAGAAAAGAAACTAGACAAGTTTAGTTTAGATACATTAAAGGATAGATATTTTTGGGAGGAAGAAACTCATGCTCAAGAAGCTTTTGCAAGGGCTAGTGTTTTTGGGGCTACTTATAAGGGTGAGACTGATTTTGATCTTGCACAGAGACTTTATGAGTACAGTTCCAATTTATGGTTTATGTTTAGTACTCCTATACTTTCTAACGGGGGAACGACTCGTGGCTTACCTATTAGCTGCTTTCTTAACTATGTACCTGACAGTAGGCGTGGTCTATCTGATCACTATGATGAGAACATATGGCTCGCAAGTTCAGGTGGAGGCATCGGTGGATATTGGGGAGATGTTAGAAGCAATGGTATTGGTACTTCTAACCATTCTCGTTCTACTGGATCAATCCCATTCATGCATGTCGTAGATTCTCAGATGCTTGCATTTAATCAGGGAGTAACTAGACGTGGTTCGTATGCTGCTTACATGGATATATCACATCCAGAAGTAGAAGAGTTTATAAACATGAGAAAAGAATCTGGTGGTGATATAAATAGGAAGTGTTTAAATATACATAACGCTATTAATATTACCAATGAATTTTTAGATGCAGTTAAAGAAGATGAAGACTGGAGATTGATTGATCCTAAGAGTGGGGAAGCAGTTAAGATTATAAGTGCTAGAGATTTATGGTGGCAGATGTTGAATGCTAGAGCAGAGACTGGTGAACCTTACATGATAAATATAGATACATGTAATGAACATTTACCAAAAGAACAAAAGGACTTAGGACTTAGAGTAAATCAAAGTAACTTATGTTCCGAAATAGTTTTAGCTACAAATGAGGAGAGGACTGCGGTATGCTGTTTATCTTCTGTAAATCTAGAACACTTTGACAAGTGGAAGAAAGATGAACAATTTATAGATGATCTAATTACAATGCTTGACAATGTACTAGAACATTTTATTGAAGCTATTATAGACACAAGTAAACTTGGTGGGTATAATGCAAACTTTGAGAGGTTTAAAAAATATGTTAAAAAAGAAAAAGAAGGATTACTTAAAGCTGCTTATTCAGCTTATAGGGAAAGGTCGGTGGGTCTTGGAGCGATGGGCTTTCATGCTTTACTCCAAAGCAAAGGTTTACCTTTCCAAGGTTTACGTTCTACTAGTATCAATAATGTCGCCTTCTCTTACATCAAAGATAAAGCTACCGAAGCTACTGAAAGATTGGCTAATGAACGTGGTGAAGCTCCTGATATACATGGTAGCAATAAGCGTAACGCTCATCTCTTGGCTATTGCTCCTAATGCCAGTAGTTCTATTATATGTGGTGGTACTTCCCCTAGTATTGAACCATATCGTGCTAACATATTTACGCACAAAACTTTATCCGGTTCTTACCAAGTTCGGAATAAATACTTGGAACGACTTCTAAAGAAGAAGGGATTAAGTTTAGAAACAAGAGAACAGATTTGGAGAGACATGACTGTAGCGAGTGGTTCAGCCCAAGGAATAGATGAACTTACTGAAGAAGAGAAGGAAGTATTTAAAACAGCTACTGAGATTAATCAAATCTATTTAGTTGAACATGCACATATGAGACAGGAGTATGTATGTCAAAGTCAAAGTGTTAATTTATTTTTCACTATGCCTAAAGCTACAGAGTCTCAATCTGTACATGATGAGTACTTACAATATGTTAATGATGTACATTGGTACGCAATGAATAAATTAAAATCATTATATTATTTTAGATCGGATGCTGCTCGTAATGCTGAGAATGTAAATGTAAAAGTACAACGAGTTAAGCTTGAAGATGTAGAATGTTTAAGTTGTGAAGGATAATAATATGGAAGATAAATTTGATAACATGTATGAAGGAAGATTTGATGCACTTCAAAAGAAGTATGAAGCTGAGATAGCTATAGCAAAGTCAGAGTTAGATACATATTTCTCATTAGGTATGGGAGTTGCAGAACATCCACACATTATAGAGTCTATGGATTTACTTTTAGATAAGATGGCTAATGCTCAAGAGAAGTTAGACTTACTACTAAAGGAGTTTTAATGGAAGATTCATTTAGTCAGTTTTGTAGACGAATGTGGTTAGACCATTGTGATGAAAACAAAACACCGTATTCTAAAACATATACAGAAAAAGAATATAAAAAAGAATTTAACAAATGGCTACTTGAACAGTACGCTAAACAACAGGAGAAACAATGAGCCTATTAAGTAACAGAGAATATTACAAACCTTTCGATCATCCTTGGATGTTTGAAAAGTATGTGGAGCAGAATCAAATGCACTGGCTACCAGAATCTGTACCCTTACATACAGATGTAAAGGACTGGCAAGAACTAACTGATGAAGAAAAGAATTTACTAACACAAATTTTTAGATTGTTTACTCAATCAGATGTGGATGTTGGTTCAGGATATATAGATAAGTACATGAGAATCTTTAGGAAGCCTGAAGCTAGAATGATGATGTGTTCTTTTGCGAACATGGAATCAATTCATCAACATGCATACAGTCTACTTTTAGATACTGTTGGTATGCCTGATATAGAATACAAAGCCTTCTCAGAATATGAAGAGATGGCAAATAAACATGATTACATAAAAGACTTTAAACCTACTAGACGAGATAAGCAAGCTATCGCAAGAACTCTTGCAGTTTATTCTGGATTCACAGAAGGCTTACAGCTCTTTAGTAGCTTTGCAATCTTGTTAAACTTTCCTAGATTTGGAAAGATGAAAGGCATGGGGCAGATAGTTACATACTCTATACGTGATGAATCATTACACGTTGAGGCTATGACTAAACTGTTTCGTGAATTTATACAAGAGAACCTAGACATATGGACAGATGAGTTTAAGAAAGAACTCTATCAAATATGTAGAGAGATGGTTGAGTTGGAAGATAAGTTTCTAGACTTAGTGTTTGAAATGGGAGACATGAAAGGACTTACAAAGAAAGACATGTATGCTTATAACAGATACATTGCAGACAGGAGACTACTACAGCTTGGATTAAAAACAAACTTTGATCAAAGAGATAACCCCTTACCTTGGCTAGATGAAGTACTAGGTGTTGAACATCAGAACTTCTTTGAAGGTAGAGCAACAGCTTATATGAAGGCAGGACTAAGAGGTAAGCAAGACAAAGTAACATTTACGGAGATATAAAATGAAAGCAACGGAAGCGAATATATTATCCTTCCACATACTGTTCGACAGTAAAGGTCGCTTAGTTACCGAGACTAGTGGCTTACCTTTAAAAGATGCTAGTAAAGTTTTTAAAGGTTATGATTTAAAAATAGTAGAAACTGTAATTAGAGAATCAAGGCAAAAGATATTAGATATACACAATCAATTAGAGTCTGAGTTAGATGCCTTGAACTCTACAATTAATTAACGGAGAAAAATATGGAATGGTTTGAAAATAAAACTACACAACTTATAGCATTAGTTAGTATCGTAGCTACCCTAGCAGGGTTTGGTTATACTGGTGCAACTTATGTAAATAGATTAGAGAATCTAGAAGCACAGATAGGTGGGATTGGAGATACTGAATCAGCACAGCAAGCAATCGAAGAAAGGTTTGCAGCTATTGAAACATCAGTAGAGTATATTAACAAGAGTATTGACGAAGGTATTAACCCTTCTTTAAAGACTATTGCCTTAACATCTAATGAACTGAGTCAGGACATTGTTGCTATAGACTCTCAAATAAAATTCATACAAGATGAGATTGATAATATTTTAGATGCTAATAAGAATCCTTTAGCAAACTAATATAAATTTGGTTGCATGTTTTGTAGTTCTGTAAGCTTATCAATACTTACACTAGCAAGACCGTAGAAAGCTTGGGTGTTATCATCAATGGTAGCACCTGTGTATATAGCCCTTGGTTCGTACCAAGTATTTTGTTTTGGTATATCTAAATTTATATAGGAATCAAAACCTACAACATACCCTAAGTATGCAACTAAGGTAGACTCATCACTATACTGTCCAGTTTCTTGCTGTTCAGTTTCTGCTTGTTCTTGTTGTTGTTCTATATTCTGTGCAACTATTTGATCTGCAATTTGATCAGCTTCACTTACTGTCATGACTCCTGAGATTGCAGTATCTATTTCACCTTGCATATCTTGGACCTGTACATCTGCCATTGCAACTTGTGGAGTACCATCTAGATCAGGCATTATGTTTATTGTAACTGTAGATGTACTCGAAGACACCTCCATATCTGAACTCATTGATAAAACTTGTTGAGTTTGCACAGATGCTGATACAATTTGATCAGACATACTGGGAGAACTAGTTGTACTGATACCACCAGTAGAAGACATAGAAGCCCCTGAAGAACTACTTACACTGTTTGTAACCGAGGATACTGATGCAGTTCTGTTCGTTGCTCTAGAGCCTCCTATGGAGCTAGAAACACTATTCCTTGCAGTCTGTATAGTACTAGCTACAACAGACAATGCAGATACTCTTACTGAACTTCTTTCTTCGTTGATTTCTTCTTCGTGTTCTGCGATAAGTTCTTCGCTTTCTTCTTCGGACTCACCTTCTTCTTCGGCTTCGGCAAAAAGTTCTTCACGACTTTCTGTAATCTCGATAACTTCATCAGCTTCTGCCAACTGTTCCATCTCTTCTTCAAACCATTCTTCAAGTTCTTCCAAGTCTTCAAAATCTTCTCGTTCACGCTCTTCATCATGTCTATGTTCATGTTCTATTTCTTCTCTTATTATTGTTTCAAACTCATATAAAGTTATAAGTTCATCTGTTGGTAGGATATTTAAAAATGGTAAAGGTTCATCAAGTCTTTCAAAGACTAAGTATTCTTCTTCGATTGCAGGAAGTTCTTCGAAGTGTTCTTCCCTAAATAGTTCTTCAAAGATTGGTTCTTCAAAAAATATTATTTCTTCTTCGTAAGGCATATCAAACATAATCGAAAGAGGCTCACCATGATCATGCATTGGTTCAACAAATACATAATCATTTACTGGCTCTTCAAACCATTCATCTTCAAACACAAATTCATCGTGGTGTTGATGATGTTCTTCTTCATAACCATAATCAAACTCTTCTTCTACAAAGTAAGCTACTGATTCTCGTTGCCTATATCCGGCACAGAACGGAGCATACTGTGGGTCTTCATCACACTGTTGATCATCATAGGCTTCCCAATAACTAGGACAAGCAGTATCGTATAAAGGATTAAGACCACATTGCTGATTTAAATAAGCTGCTGCATATCCAGAACAACTGGCATCATTCAAAGGATCACTACAATCAGCAGCATTCCCTGAACCTAAACCATATAAACTACCACCGTTCTCTAGCAATGTATTACTAGACGAGTTGTTCCAATCTACACTAGTGCATGTACCTGCAACATTAGTTGTACCTGTATTACATTCATCATGAAAAAGGTACTGGTAGTATTGTGACGTACTGCCCTGTTCACCTATAAGTACATCATGTTGTACAATATCTAATTCTCCATACCTATACTCAAAGGTATTGTTATTCCATAACACAACTTCAAAGCTGTTGTCTGAACCACTTCGGTTATACTCTCTCATATTGTACCAACCAAATACAGATTTATCATTAAAGTTCTTGGCAAGCATTTGAGAGTTATCATCTCTAATTAAATCTGTCCACAATGGAAACATTGTATTAGTGTACTGAGGTAGAGGATCAGGTGTGTAGTCACCACAATAGTTATTGTAGTTTATATTGCCTGTACCTAAACCAAAATGCAGACAACCATTCGTAGCCATACGTGCTGAGTCGTAAGCAGTACCATAGAATGTAAATGAATTGTCTAGATTAAATGCTGCAGATAACTGATCGTCACCTGAGTTTAGATTTGTAGTACCTGTTTGATTTGTTAGGTCAAAAAGATTTTGATTGTTCTCGTATATATAAGTAGCTGATAAATTTAACGAGATAAATAGAAGACTAATACCAACTGTGAGGGCAGCAGAGAGTTCAAGT